AGCCTGCTATATAAGCATCTTCAGTAGTATTGTTGTATTTTTCACAATCAGCAAGGTTAAGACCATGCATTTCTGTTACGTTGTAAAACTTAAACACATCACAAGGATTATAACTAAGGATTACTGTGTATAATGTAAAGCTAAATATATTCATTGTATTTTTTATTTAATTTATATTAATAATTATAACCAATGATTGTTATATTTTTCCCACCAGAAAGTAAGGTCTTCAATTTCATCATTGTAATATTCGCCAACAAAATCAGATTTCCATTTACTATAGATATTTTCATACATTGTTAATGTTAATACTTGTTGAGTTATATTTAATTTGTTTTTTATAATATCTACTACTTTTGTATAATTTCCTCCACGTATTACTCCTGCTTCTACTAATAAAATTGTTTTACCTATTATATTATTTTCATGCATTTTAAACATATCACAAACTTCTTTTACAAAATTATCATCAAAAGTTTGATCTGGATATGGCACATCTATACCAAAGCCATTACATATTTCACCATTATTAGATAATTGATGGCGAAGGTATTGCCCTATTACAGATGAATAATCAGTTGATACTGTTACTATTATAGTATTAGATGCATTTAAATTATTAGATAATAAAATATCTTTTAATTTATTCATTAATTGTAGTTCTGTATCCCAATTTATTTTTAATTCTTTTCTCATTATATTATTTTTGTTTAAAATATATATCTAATTGTATTCCAAGAAATAATATCATTATGCAATCTAGTCCATTCATTTATATACTGAGTTTTAAGATTATGTTTGTATCTTATATTCTTACCCCCATATTGTGATATTTTATTTTCTTGAATGTCTGGATTCCACAATAAATCTTCACCAGTTATATTGTTAATTAAATTGTAATTATGTTTATTCTCATTGTGAGTAAGAAATATAACTTCACATTTAACTGTGTCTTTATAATCTACATAATCATTAACCATTTTAAATAAATCTTCATAATCTTTTAACCAATTATCATAAATAACAACAGGACTAAAATTTATATGAACATCATATCCTGCATCTATAAATGCATTAATAGCTTTAATTCTATCAATAATTTTAGATGTATTAGGTTCTAATTCATCAGATATACTTTGTGGCATTAAACTAAATCTAATTCTGATTTTACCTTCTGGGTTATATTTAAGCAATGATTCATTAACATATTTAGTAGCAAATGAACCCATAGCTACAGGATGTTGTTTAAAGAAATCAAATATCTTTTCCCATTCATGGTATTTGGCATGCAATGCAAAATCTTCATTACAAGATATATCATATGTTGTATAATTAGCATGAGTTTGATTAGGTTTATCTACATTACCAAACATACAATGATTATTAATTTCTGTTAATATATCCATTGTATTCTTTGCAATGTCTAAACCTTCAGGTTTATGCCTTTTCATATAACAATATGAACAATTGTATAAACAACCATAACCAAAGCTTGGACTAATAAAGTCTGTACTTCTGCCAGATGGCCTAATAATCATTGATTTTCTAGTTATTTTTTTTATCATATTGTGTTTTTAAATAATTAGCCTCGTCATCTAAACTATAGGAAAGTATGAAAACTTATAGCATCACTGATGTTACACAACCATTGTAAGCTGACATACTTCTTCTTTGCTTTTTTTATTACAATGGTAATGAAGACTCTTATTTGTTATTTGTTTTTATATAATTTTTTCATAGTCTTTAAAGCCATCTTTTCTTCTGTAGTTTTTTTATATGCCTCAAATGAAAAAGTTGGTATAAGAGTTGTATTAAGCTCTTCTTGAAGTACTTTACTTAATTTACTTCTTTCATTTTTATCAGAAACATTTTTATGTTGTTCTTCTAATAAAATTTTAATTGGTAATAGTTCTATGTACATTAGTTGGTTTATATATATTGTGTATAATAGCTTTACTTTCTTGTATAGCGTTTTTAATTTTTAATTCTGAATTTATAGCTTTTCTCCAATCTACTGATGGAAGACCAAACCATGTAGTACCTTTATGTTTAGTTAATGTTGTATTTATAGAGTTTAATTGCCCTATTGACAAATCTCTTAGAGACTTATTTTCACCTTTCCAAATCCATTGGTTTTTCATAGTTATTTTTTTAGTTAATATTTTAGTTTAAAAAATAAGGGCCTTTACGTAGCCCTTATTGAGAAATATCAGTTCATCACTAGACAGATCAACGTTTATTATCTTTCTTACGAAAGATTATTAATCAGCAATAGACTCCTCTACAGGAGCTCCAATTGCTACAAACTGTTCATATTCCGAAAGACTCATTTGTCCATCTTTATTAATCACAACATCAGCACGTTGTGACTCAATTGTTACAATCTTACGATTGTTAATAGGAAGACCACCTTTAGTTGGAATAAACTCTGAAGGTGTACCAATTTTACCAAAACGCTTTACTGTATAAGTAGCTGTACCAACTGTTGTAGAGGTAGAGTCCATACTTTGTACAACAAAACGATTTCCCTGGTAAGAAGGGTTAAGAATTCCAGGTAATGCAAATTCACGTCCTTTTGAATCTACTTGATCGTAGACCAGAGTTGCAACATTAATACCAAATAATTTCTGCAAATCTTCTGCAGTGGTACGTTGCCAAGCATGAGCTGCTTTAGGTTGTGATTGAGCAAAACGACTATCTGCTGTATTAAATAATGCAGCTACGTTTACTGTTTGGTTTTTGCGCATTTCTGCAATACAAACACCGTAAGATCCATCATTGTATTTACGTACAGCGTGGAGTAATGATTGACCTGGTTTGAGGTCTTTTAATTCTGTTTTCATAAAATTGTTTTTAATTATTTATTTATTTAAATATTACCTATATTTTAACCAGACATAGGTTTTAACTGGTTCTTTTAGCTAAAAAGATTTTTTAAACTTTTGCTTTAGTTTTATTAGCATATCTCTGTTTTTGATAATCATATAAAGAGATACCAATCTGTTTCTCTTTGATAATAATATCACCAGCTATATTTTTAACTCTATCATATTGTTTAGTTAGACTATAAAAATCTTTCCAAGCATATAGTGATGTAATCTCTTTCCATTGAATGGGGTTCATAATTTTATTTTTTTAGTTAATAATACCATCTAGTTTTTTGAGTAATCTTCTTGTGGTTTCAGTTATCCACCTTTGTTCTTCAATAATTTTTCCATTTTCTTTAACAAACATATGATCATCTGGTAAATCTGCACCTTTACTCTTTAGATTCTCAAGAGCTTCTAAAGATTGTTTGTATATAGATTCATTTGAAGTTAGTCTGTTAGCATAGATTATATGAAGTTTTTTAATGACTTGTAAATCATCAACTAACACTTCATTGTCTTGTAATGTCTTATATAGATCAACTTTGATTTCTCTATGTTGTAATCTTTCAGACATTTCTTGTAATGCTTTCTCTCTGTTAGCTATTCTATCAGTTAAAGAAAGAATTTCTGATTTGAGGATAAACCTGCATAGTTTCTTTATAATCTCCATAGTTATCTATTTTACGATCATAGGTTAAGACATTATTTTGTGCAAAATGTGCTAACACTTTTGTCACTTTTTTTATTGGTCTAGGTAATATATTACCCATCTCTTCCCAAAATATATCGTGGTTCATAATTTGTTTAACTGTAAATATTCCGTGGATTAAACTTTTCAACAATAAACCTTTTATCGTTATTATGTTTAATTATTACTTTCTTATTGTTGCTATTTACCACCAAACCTTTGTTTTTTACATTGGCTTGATGGTAAATACCGTGTTTCTTAATAAAGCTAAAACCTTTATTGTTATTAGCTGTTAATTTTATTAATTCTTTCATCGTTAAGCATTAACAATAACTATTAATATTGCACTAATAAAAAAGATAGAAATTACAATGTTTTGAACAGCATTGCTATTAAAATCTATATACATTTTTGGTTTTAATTGTTTTATTTTCATATTTTATTTAAATTTAGTTTAATTAATACTATTTTTTATCGTAATTATGTGCGTCTGTGACAGACATAACTACACCATTAATTTGTACATACATAATTATAATTCATTATCAATATATATACAACAATTGACTATCATATACATAGTAGCAATAAATGATATTCCGTATATAATAACCATTGGACTACAAGCTATATTGTTAATAGTTGTATCAAAAATAATTGAAAAGAAAGCTGTTAATAACCAATTCATACTGGTCATTAATACGATAATAATAAATCCTGCTATAGGATATAGCATTATTTTTTTTAGTGTGTTCATTTTGTAATAGTATTAAGTTTTTTGATTTTTCTTACACTCAAGTGGTAAGTACCTCAATAAATCCAATGTTAATAAAAATAAACTAATACCACAACTTTAAATGCGTTGGCTTTCTCAGGTATTAGTTTAAAATAATTACAGACTCAAGAATGGTGTTTTCTGACCATACAATTCAGATTTCTCTGCTTCTGGCACTGATTATTGTCTGTAATTTAATCCCTCTGCACTCAGTATAACTAGAAATACATATAGTTTCCTACTAGAAGGGTTACTCTCCCTTATTATACTGCTCACCCTTATGGGAAGTTAAGTGAGTATGATGCATTTGTTTATCTATTTGAATAGATTTGATACCCTTTTTCATTACCTTCGTAATTAGCCTGTTGTATTTTAATGTAAAGGTAACCATCATAATCCACCAAGTCTTTCCAATTTTGCTCATAATCTAATCTTTGAGCTTCTTCTGGGTTTAATATTATTGTAATCATTTTATTATGTATTAAATGATACACCTTGTAAGTTTTACAGGTGTTAATAATTGTATTTATAAATCAACTAGTTATGCCTATTGCATATTTACTTACTGATAGTTACGTTAACCAATTCAATGGCATCATCACTACTCAAAGTTAATTGATTTATTAGTTGTGGTGCATTATTAATAGTACTTAGCTAATAAGATCAAGTTTCCTAGCCACTTTTAAGGCAGTTTCTTATGTAACATATACTATTTAAACCCCTCTGCACTCAGTTGTAATAGTAGGTTGCCAACCTTCCATTTTATTAGTCCGATATAGCAAGCTATTTTCCATCAGACTATTACAACTGCTCACCCTTGGGAGCTGATTAATAACGAACTATTATTCCCAATCTTACACTCCGTTAGAAGTAGCTATTCAGCATTCTTAGGTAATACGTTAATCAGGTAGTTTCACATTTTAATCCCGCCAATAGTACATGGTTAACTATGAGCCTTTACTAAGAAGTCTTTATATCTACGTGAGTTGTGGTGCATTCTAGCACTCAGTTGTAGCATGATTCCGAAGTATTGTATAGCACTAATAGACTATACTTAACTTAACCGAAATCTTCTACAACTTTGTGCATTTAATCCCTCTGCATTCAGTTGTAATACTACATCAAGGGTCTTGAGTGCATAGTAGTATTTTTATCCTGGATTTCCAGGCTTCTTGAGGTCTGTACAAACCTATTACAACTGCATTCAATTGTAAGTCTGCTTGGCAATCTTATTACAGTTTAAATTACGATCTGATTAGTACGTAAAGGCTGTAAA